TTGTAGGGTTACTGGCCTTTGGATTCCATTGCGATTCTTTGGTCCATAGACGGTCTATACAGATAAACTCTTTAGAGTTAAGTAGTTTAATATGCGCATAAATTTTATAAGTTTCTGTTACTGGTGTCGCCGCCATTACTGGCTGTACACAAAGCCCGGGCCACAGCATCACTGCGCCTAGCGCGCTTACCGCCTTGGCGGCGCGCCCAGCGCGTGTGAAGCGTACCAGGCCAGTCAAGTAGGCATTCATCTAACACGGCCTATATCTAACCTTTTTAGCGCTTCGGCGTTGTCTTTGCCTAACGCAAATAAGGCTGTCGGCATAAATATGCCAGCCTCAGCCCCAGATGGCGTTACGAACATCATTCTGGCAGGTAATGGGACCATTCCATCAGCTACATCCCAGATAGTGTTAAACCATTTCGCCTTGGCAATTTGGCACAGCATTACGCCGTTACCGTGCTCGATAAACCTATTAACCCAGGGCGTGGTCTTGCTATATGGCGGATTCATCCATACGCGCCCGGTCCACTCTTGGGCCAAGCCATTGTCGATAATCGTAAAGTACTTCTTTACAGGTATCCACGGGCAGCCACCAATAGGCGATGCCGGGTCGGTGTCGAACTCTAAACCCAGGCCATCAAATATCCACTTAGGCGTGAAGTAGTGATCGCTGGTTAGCGGTACGTCAGATTCTTGTAATTTCAAACCTAGATCAAATTCCATCAGCTATTAACTCGATTCCTAAGACGCCACAGCCTAAGCATTCTAGGCACACAAGCCCAGGCGGTAGCGATTCTGTGTATTCGGGTAACACCTTACCCTGGGTAACTTTCTTACAAATCCGGCAGTCAAATTTGATCGGATCCATAAATGCTTCTTTTTAGGTCTTGTATTGGGAATAGGTTATTTTGCGGTACCCAATGCACCCCGTAACCGACATGGTGATATTTTGGCTTACGAGCCATGGCAATTGGTAACCAGCCAGCTATCTCATAGACCGGGCTTTTACCAGTCACCAATATAGCCACATCCTCTTGTCTATCTGTGCCACCTACGGCTAAGTGCCCATCCCGGTACTTGGTCCATTTAACCTCGAACCTACTACCAATATCGGCCTCGGTCTTAAAGGTGTTAATGGTTGGCTTAAAGTTCTTAAACTCCAAGTATTGAGCTACAACTATCTCAGCCGCTGCCGCCTCGGCCATCTCGGCAATGTACTCATGCATATTTAAATGCTTGTTGCCGTGGTTAGGATGGTTAGCGTTAGATTTAATACCAGTTACACGCTGAAAGCCGACCTCATGAGCCTGCACTTCCTGCGCGTAATCTAATATAACCTTTACTCGTTGCGACACTGTGCGCAGATCCATAGGACCACCTGATTATCTAAGTCGGTTATCTCGATGCCACCTACCGGGTCCGCTAATTTATTACATTTATCGCAGTCGGTGGTCGCTGTTACTCTGGTAACTTGCCCATCTTGCATTTGGACCATTACGCCATCTTTAATAATTTCGACGTATCCCATCACGTATCACCCCAAAGCATGTCATCTACGTCAGCGCCACCTTTAGGCGATACGGTAAACGCGGCCTTTTTAGGCGGTTGCCATTTGCCGTTAGCATCTAGCTTGTACCAGATCGAATCGCATCCGCTGGACTTACCCATGATGCAGGTATAGCCGTAATAATCCCGGCCATTCTTTGAGCCTTGTTTTAACGCCATAACCCCGTGGTTACAAATCGGAGCCTTCTCTATTTCGCCAGCGCCTAGCTGCTCAGCGACTTGTCCGACTGTCATGGCTAACGGTTCAGCCGGTTTAGACCCGGCCTTGTAATCAGATTTGATTGGCTCGGCAGTTAAACGTTGCGCCTTTTCCATATCTTGTCTGGTAGGCCTTTTCTCAACACCGAGTAACAGCCCGGCAGATCTACCGTAGCTCGAAGTTACACAATTCTCGACCCAAAAATCCCGGTTTACACCACGGTCACTTCTAGCCTCGTACGCCACATCTACTGCCGCAGGGTTAACGTCGTTAGCATCTCGATAGATTTCGGTAACTACGTAAACGTACCCAGCCTGGTGATCTATTTTAAGATCCCTAACGTTAAACCGTGCCATTGGGTAATTGTCATGGACCCGGCGAATACGCGTAGCCACATCCTCATAGTCGTTTAGGTTAAACATTGTTTACCGCCGCTTCTGCCGCTTCTCTGGCCTTGCGTGCGCGGTATTCCATCATCAATCTGCGGCCTTCAGCCATCTGGTCTGCCAAGGACCATACAGTGCCGTCGTGCCAGGTAGATAACTCGGCCCGATGATCTAGGCAGTACGCCCGTTCGTTATTTTCACCAAGATGAGTTTCTGAAATGCACAGGACCACGGCTTGAGTTTTAGCTCGTGGATGCCAATCGCCTTTGATCTTGCCCCATTGGCTCTTGCAGTAGTCGCACCAGCGACCTTCCGGCGCTTTAACTATCATTGCGTACCTGCTTACGCCATTTAGCTGATTGCAGGTAACCTTCGCGCTTGCCGTCTTTGTAACCTAGACTGTAGGTATAACTTGCTATTAGGACCAGCGTAACAATTAACGCGACCCATTCCCTTAGTTCCATTTTAGCCCTTACTACCGGTAACCCGTCGTTACCGATACTAAAAGGGTAAGCCCGGGCACCGACAATCTGCAACTATCGACACGCAGTAAAGGGTTTATTTATCGCTATGGAGCATCATTTCGTACAGTATTTCGACCTTTTCCTCCAGGCGCGTAACCGTGTCTTTAATCGATGAGCCGCCATTTTCTTTTAGCTCGTTCAAATAGTGCTTTACAAGCCACCGGACTGAAGCCACGAATGAGCTAACAATCGTTACCACGGCAACACAAAGCGCGGCCCAGTCCGATGAATCCATGTTACTTCTTTCGACCGAATTCTGTAGCTGATGGGTCTAGCCACTTTAGGACCGGACCTATAAATCCGGCTAGTGCGGCATAACCTAGGGTCTTAGGGTCGGTAGTACCGGCCATAAATAGCGCACCGGCGGAAGCCAGCGCAGCTCTTACCCATGATAGAAACATCTGCTTTAGTGCCATTATTGCTCCTTAGTTTACTTCGGCGTATACAAAGACCGCGTTAGTGCCAGATGCGGTTATCCCGTATAGCGCCTGATAAGCCCCTAGGGGTAAGGTTATAGTGTCTTGGTTGTCTAATTTGTAACCATTGGCAGAAGTTACTGTGGCGTTTCCTACGTAAACACTGCCGCTTTCACAATGCAATAACACGGTCTGATCGTGCGGATCTGCAGCTACTAAAAGGGTAGGCGTCGTAGTTATTGTTACCTGGCTAGTTACCATCTATATTCCTAACTTAACAATTAACGCGGCCGCTTTGACCGGCGTAATATCTATTTCAAAGTGCATCTCATCTTTGCGGTTTACGTAATCGCCACCCCATCGCAGGCCGTACTTTTTAGCCAAGGCCCGGATCATTGGCACCTGCTCAGCCGGAAAAGTACCTACGGCACCTAACGGATGCTTTGGTGCGTTCAAATCTATGGCTGTACCAGATGCATGATTTGATAACTTTTCTGTTACACCGCGTATATTTCTAAAAGCGTAACCCCAGTCATCTAACGGCCCTTCATCTATTGGCTCTATTAGCTCGTGAAACTCTTTCGCAAAGCCAATCAATAACGGAGCGACGGCTTCGGCGCATCGAAGTTTAATCTTTGTGCCAGGCACCGGGTAACTCTTGATGCCTATGGCATCTGGATCCTTTGATGCTACCCAGCCGTTAGAGCTGCGAAGGGTCACGATAAAAGTGCACTAGCCTCGTCGGCAGTTAATCCCAGCGCAGTTAATTTATTAATAGCACTGGCCCGGGCCGCTTCTTTAGCTGCAATCGCAGCCTCATCCTCGGCCTTTTGTTTAGCGTAGGCCAAAGCCATTGCTTCGCGTTCGGCTATCTCGTCTGCCGATAGCTCTAATTCTGTAGTTTCGCCTGTTGAGCAATCTACGATTAGTTTAGTTGGCATTGTTTTCCTTTCGTTATGCGTTGGATATTCCATATAGATAAGCGGTTGAGTATTGATTTAATGTACCAGTAGCGGCGGCTATTTTAATGCTAGTAATAGCAGCACTATCAGACCAAAGAAAAGCATATAACTCAGCGTCTGCGGCAGTTGCATTATTTTCTGTTACGCCATCAAATGAAGCACTTTTATTATTGCTTCCTGCATAGTTTGGAATATAAAGTGAAGCATTACCGAAAGTTGATGCAGTTGATGTGCTTCCATTTCCATCGCAAGAAAAATAACTACCTGATGAACTAGATGAAGAAGCACTAGAACCGCCACCATAAAGATTTCTTTGACTATATCCTGAAGAAGAATTATTAAAAGTAATCTGTAATTGTTGGTATGTTTGTGACTGTGAACCTCTAATTGAGAAAACTACATTTAAGTCAGTATAGGTAGCAGGTATAGAAGTAAATTCTATATTAGCCGCACCACCTGACCCTACTGTTACGGATGAAATTAAAGTATATGTAGTTGCCATTATTCCGCCTTAATTCCGTATAAGGTGAAGGTTGAGCCTGAAAGTAAATTAGCGCCTTCAGATGAAATCAATACTGTTGTTATTGCGCTTGTACTTCTCCATAATCCCGCTATTGCTTCAACATAACTGTCCGCTCTGTTTTGGCGAATTAAACAAGTTTTATATGTAGTACTGTTGCTATAATTTTGTATATTAACCAAAACAGCATTTCCATTAGTGCTAGTACTCATAGCACTGTCAGTTAGAAAAATTTTACTTTGATTTGAATATCTTACGGAAGATGCCGTTGAACCATTTCCAAGCATTTGTGTTATACTGTAATTTGTTCCAGTATCAGAATTAAATTGTATATAACTATTTCTATTTGCGGTATTAACTGCATAATTGCAAACTAAAACTAAATCAGTATAAGAACCGCTAATTCCGCTAAAGGTAACAGATGCTTGATTACTACCCAAAGTAGTTGTTGCTATCTTTTCATAGGTTGCTGTCATTATGCACCTTTAATTCCGTATAAAGCCCATTGTGAATACTGGGCAAAAGTGTCGCCACCTTCTAAAATAATTTTTATGGAAGTAATAGCAGAAGTTGAAC